CTCTTGAAAGAGAGAAAGCTGAGTTCGCTAAAGATATGGGGTGGTTTGGTAAGTATTGCTTTCCTAAAGCGTTAGCCAAAGATACTCCCCCTTTTCATAGAGATATATATAAACAACTTAAGTCTGATGAAACTAGACGTGTTTTAATAGCAGCTCCCAGGGGAACGGCTAAAAGTACAGTATGTTCACTTATATTTCCAATGTACAAAATAGCTTATAAAAAGCCAGAAGAAGATTTATTTATTGTTATTGTATCAGAATCTCAAGCACAGTCTGTAAACTTTTTATCTAGAATAAAATACCATCTAGAGAACAGTCAAAACTTTAAAGATATATTTGGAGACTTTAGTTCTGCTACAGCTAAGAGATGGACTGGAGCAGATATTGTTTTAAAGAATGGAGCCCGTATAGTTGCAGTTGGTACTGGACAGAGAGTGCGTGGGTTTATTGAGGGTGATACTAGACCTAATGTTATTATAGTAGACGATTTTGAATCAGAGTTAAACGCTTTTACCCCAGAAGCTCGTACAAAGAATAGGAAATGGATGACAGAAGCTGTTATACCATCTTTATCTGATGAGGGTAGAATAGTTATGATTGGTACTGTTATATCAGAAGATTGCTTCTTATATTGGGCTAAAGATAGTCCTGCTTGGGAAACTTTATGGTATAGTATATGGGATGAAGACGAGAAAAGTATATGGCCTCAAAGGTTTCCTAAGAAAAGAATCCTAGAAATAAAAACTGAGTTTGAGAGTGTGGGAAATATAAATGGATTCTATCAAGAATACATGAATATTGCTCAGTCTCCAGACGATGCACCATTTAAACCAGACTATATACATTTACATCATTATGATTTTGAAAGAATAAAGAACCAACCCTGTCTAACTAGGAGTGTAGGTGATGAGAAGAAGATTATACCAGTCGAACTCTATACTGGAGTTGATCCTGCAAGTAGTCTTAGTGCCCGTGCTGACTATTTTGTTATTGCTACCATTGCTATTGACGCTGATAATAACAAATACATTGTTGATATATTTAGGAAAAGGCTCGATCCTGCACTTCAACCTCAAAAAATTATTGATGTATATCAAAAGTATCTTCCAAAAAGAATGAAGATAGAGACTGTCGCTTATCAAGAAGCATTGAGAAGTGCAACTAGAGCGATTATGTTAAAACAAAATTTGTACATCCCTGGTCTAGAAAAGGGAGTAAAACCAAGAAACAGAAAAAGTGAAAGGTTACTATCACTAGTACCAGCATTTGCTAAAGGAGAGTTCTTTTTTAGGAGTCAAGACTTGACTGCACAGCAAGAGTTCCTATCTTATCCTAGAGGTAAGAATGATGACATTATGGATGCTATTTGGACTGCTTTAGAAGGAGCAAAGGCTTGTAGAGTCAAAAAAGAAGGTTTTGACCCTAATGTAGAACTTGAAGTAAAAGGCAATAAACTCCTTGACTGGTTAACTATGTAGGTTGTAATATCATACGATGGCTAATGAATCAAAATCTGCTAAATCTAATAAGAAGGTAGTACAAGAAACCCAAGACCTTTGGAAAACCTATTCTAAGAAGCGTGAAGTATGGGCTACACATGCTCAAGAAGATAAGGAATTTCGATTGGGGAAACAATGGACTGCTGACCAAAAACGCACTCTTGAAGAAAGAGGGCAAGCTGCTATTGTTGTCAATAGAATACATCCTGCAGTTGAAGCAGCAAAAGCTTTAATTACTGCAAACAAACCACAATTTAGAGTATCTCCTAGAGAAGATAGCGATAATCAAGTAGCACAGGCTATTAATGGCTTACTTGAGTATGTATGGCAAGTCTCAGAAGGTAATGCTGTAATGCGAAGAGTTGTTGATGATTACTATGTAACAGGATTAGGATGTGCATTAGCATATATAGACCCTATGATGGATATGGGAAAAGGAGAGGTATGTATACATGATGTAGACCCTCTTGATGTATATATAGACCCAAATTCAAGACATCCACACGCAGATGATGCTGCAAATGTTATTATATCCAGATTATACACTAAGAAACAAGCTCAAGATTTATATCCAATGTATAAGAAAGCTATAGGAAATGCTACATCAGAAAACTTTTTAACTGACAGACCTACTACGGCTAGAGAAGATGATGGGGAGACTAGTTGGCCTGAGTCTAGTGAGACTATGACTATTGCTAATTTTGGTGATAGTGATGAATATATAAGGGGATATGAAAGATATACCCCAGAAATGATAGATTATTATAGGGTTTTTGAAAAGCCTACTTCATATGAAGATTTACTTAATAAAGAAGAATACATTGAATACTTAGGTCAACCAGCTTGGGTTATTGATGGTAATATTATAATGGAAGCTGAACAAGCTCAGGGTATGATACAGCAAATAGAGCAAGGATTCCAACAGCAATTACAACAAGGTAGAGAACAAGGTAACTTAGAGTTACCTCAAAAGCCTGAAATCCAACAGATTACTTTTAAAGAATTAGTAGCTGGTGGTCAGATTGAAGTAGTAACTGTACCAACTAAAAGAATTAAACAATGCGTAATTATGGGCGATAAACTTTTATATTCTCGTATCCTCCCAATTGATCAGTACCCTATCGTGTTCTTTATGAACCAGCATACTCGTACACCTTACCCAATGTCAGATGTTCGTATGGTAAAAAGTATGCAAGAGTACATCAATAAGACGAGAAGCTTGATTATCGCCCATGCTACCACAAGTACTAATACAAAAATTTTGATACCATCAGGTTCGGTAGATATGAGGGAGTTCGAGCAAAAATGGGCTCAGCCTGGAGTAGCCATCGAGGTTGATTTTGATCAAGGACAGCCAACACCCGTAATGCCAACTCCCCTACCGAATGAATTATACCAAAATGAGATAACAGCTAAGAATGATATAGATCATCAACTTGGCCTTTATGAAATGTCTCAGGGTAACTCAGCAGTAGCTCCACATACATACAAAGCTACAGTAGCATTGGATGAGTTTGGACAACGTAAAATTAAAAGTAAGTTAGCTGATATAGAGTCTGGATTAAATAGGTTAGGACAAGTAGTCATACCTATGATGCAACAGCTATATACTACACAGAAAATAGTTAGATTAATACAACCTAATAATTCAATGTCTGAATATGTAGTTAATAAAGAATTATATGATGACAAAACTGGTGAGATAAAAGTTATAAATGACATTACCGTCGGTAAATACGATGTAGTAGTTGTTACTGGCTCAACTATGCCTACGAATAGAATGGCACAGCTTGAGATGTATATGGACGCTTACGAAAAAGGTATTATCGACAAACAAGAAGTATTAAAGAAAACAGAAGTCTTTGATATGGAAGGCGTAATGAAAAGAACAGATTTAATAGGTCAATTGCAGCAACAACTGAAACAAGCAACTGAGACTATGGAACAAATGCAAGGAGACTTGCAGACAAGGGAGCGTGAAGTATATCACGCTAAGATGAAAGCTGAAATCGAAAAAACAAAGTCTACCTTGAAGGAAACGACAAGTAAGGCTAAAATGTCTGGCACTCTCTTTGAGAAACGCCTAGATGACGCATTAGGACAAGTAAAAAAAGAAGTAGCAGAAGCTGCTTCAAAAGATGCACCTTCTTCACGTCCTAAGAAGAAGCCGTCTAAAAAATAGGAGATTATTATGGCTGAATTTGAAACAATGGATACCCCTCAAGCAACTGCACCTGTCGTGGAAGAACCACGCTCAGTTGATATTAGCGATGAAGGCACATTAGTTGAAGATGTCATATTTGGTGGAGAACAAGGAAGTGTCTCGGAAGCCTTTGTAGAGCCTGGAGAACAAGGTCAAGAACCTATTCAGACTCAAGAAGAACCTTCAGTTCATGTTCCATCGCAAGGTGAGAACGATGAAGTTCGGTATCAGTACTGGCAATCACAGGCTGACAAACTTAAGAATGAGCGTGATCAATTGCAAAGTCAATTTAATACATTAGCTACGCAACAAACACCTCAAACTCAAGATAGTCAAAAAGAGCCTGAGCCAGAACCTGAGGCTGAATTTCCAGCTCCCCCAGAGAAACCAGCAAAACCTTATAATTTTTCAATGGATGAAGCGATGTCAGATGCTCAATCTGAAAGTGCTCAATTTGTACAGCAAGAACAGTCTTGGCGTGACGAGATGGATGAATATAAGAACTTACAGTTCGAATACCAGATGGCCATGATGAAAGACGAGCGTGACAATTTTAAGCAAGAACGTCAGGATGACATTCAGCGTCGTGAAGCAGATCAGGCTCAGACAAAACAAATGAATGATTTAAAAGGCCAAATTATGAATCAATATAAAGTTGATACTAATACAGCTGAAGATTTTGTTCGTGTAATGTCTGACCCTCAATCATTAAGTCTTGATAATCTTTGGAAGTTATATTCTACAGATAAAGGTCTAAGCACCCCTCAACAATTTGCAGCTCCTTCAAAAGAGTTTCAGCAAGTAAAAAGGGCACAGCAAATACCTACATCTATGGGGGTTATGCCTTCTCAAAATAGGCAAAATCAGGGTTCTGTAGAAGATACTGTCATGGACAGTATGATAACTGATTTCAACAAGCAGAATCCATTTAATTAAACGGAAACTAATTGGAGTAAATTATGGCAAATCAATATAGTATAGGTACAGGAAGTACCATGCAATCTTCATCAGTTGATCATTCTAGACGGATGTTTAACTTTGGAGAAAGAGTTGCTGAACTCGCTCCTAAACAGTCTCCCTTCTTCACATATTTGTCTAAAGTAGCGAAGAAGCCTACTGACGATCCTGTTTTTAAATTTTTAGAACAGCGTCATCAATGGCAACGACGAAACTTTAAAATAAAAACCGCAATGGCTACAGCAGCATTCAATCATGCAGATACATGGGATGTTACTAATCTAGTTGTTGATTGTCTTTATGACTCATATGGTCGTGAAGTAACAACTGCTACACAACCTGGATTCCTTTTGGATAAACAGATTGTAGCAATTGCTGCGGAATACGATGTGAACGCAACAGATGGTAGTGATGTACCTGTAGTAGCATATTATAAAATAAGTGCTAATCCAGACCTCGCTAACAATGCTGCTCACACTCGTATTACAGCGACATTTATCAAAGCAATGTACGTACCAACAGCTTCAAACAGTGGTCTAGTGGCCCCTGCTAATGCTGCATTGTTACGTTTAGATGCTGGATTTAAAGGTCAAGTTGTAGGTTCAGCTTTTGCTGAAGGTTCAACTGATCCTGAAGGATGGAAAGACGAGTTCTATGATAGAGAAGGATATACGCAGATTTTTAAAACTGCGATCTCTCTCTTTAGTGGAACTTCATTAGCAACACGCTATCGTGGTGTGTCTAATGAGTACAAGCGAGTATGGCAAGAAAAGTTAATGGAACACAAGATGGATTTAGAACATGCAATGTTGTTTGGTATAGGGTCAGATGACTCTACAGCAACAGGGCCTGTTAGACGCACATGGGGTATTGTACCTTATACAGAAGCTTATGGTAAAATTAAACATTTTGAATATGCTAATTCTGGGTATGATGCATTTATTGATGCAATGGAAGATGTGTTCTCACCTGAATCAGGAAATAGTGGTAACAAGCTAGTTCTTTGTTCTCGTAAGGTACTTTCTTACTTTAACAAACTTGGCAGTAGTTCTTTCTTAGGTAATACAATGGCACTTGGACACACAGCTACAACTAGTGGTGGTTCTAATGGTTATGGTATGGACATACAAAACATAAAAGGTTCTTTCGGACACAATGTAACCAAAGTAAATACTCTTTACGGTGACTTACATCTTGTCGAGCAACCTCTATTTAGAGGAATGTGGGAAGATTATGCTTGTATGGTAGACCTTAAGAATGTGGCTTATCGCCCATTAGCTAGTAATGGCACGTCAAGAGACACGCAGATTATTACTAATGTACAGAATAACAATGTAGATGGACGGAAAGATATCGTCTTGACCGAAGCTGGTCTAGAGATTTCACTTCCTGAAACTCATAGCTTGTTAAAGTTCACTTAATAAGTTAAGTTTAGGGGGGTATAAAAACCCCCCTACTCTTTGATTGGAGTATATATGACCGTAGTAACAAGTAATGATATTGGTGGGCCCTGGAAATCGGGCAAAGAAGAAAACAATAACAATAGCCGTAGAAAGCAAGCCACCGATAATAAAAAATCTAAAGGTAAAAAGAAATGACTTTAATAACAGCATTAAAGATAATGGGAATGACAGCTAAGGCTTTAACTAAAAAATATGGTTCAAGAGCTATGGGGTTGTCTAAGAGAATTAAAGCAGGTGATATGGTTACTAAAGCTAAAAAAGGTGGAAGACTTTTAACTAATGATAAAGGTGGAAAAAGTTTTAAATCTGCAAAAACTTCTCCTAAACAATTGAAAAAAGAAAAAAGAGCAATGCAAGATTTTAGTGCAAAAAATAGAGCTAAGCGAAATGCTAAAAAAAATGAGCAAAGAGATATAGATAGTAGTAGACAAGATAATGATTCAGGTGAATATGACGCTTTTAAAGAAGAGTGGACTGACGATTAAGGAATGCTTTTATAATGGGCCCATCAGTAGCAGGAGTAGTAATGAGAGCTATAAAAGATAATAATATGGCTATAATAAAAGCATTAGCTCAGAAAGCTAATATGTCTAGAGGTAAGTTTATGTCTATGGCTAAAAAAGTATCTATGAATACAAAGAAAACTAAAAAGATGACAGCTAGAGAAAAGATGTTAAGGTCTAGAAAAGGACAAGATGCGTAATGGCATTTATTGATGACATAGGATATTACGCTGGTAGTACCTCAGGTAAGAATACTGAAG